TTTTGCTCATATCATCACAGAAAAAGATATGATTCAAGAGAATAACTATGTATGGTTAGAGGATATTGTGGAGTGTGTTGAGAGAGCAATTAAAACACTCCCATATCCAATAATCAAACGAGAAGACGAACAAGAGATTGCTCGTATAGCCGGAGAAAATCCTATATTCGTTGAGGATGCGATTCGCTCTATAAGCGATCAATTAGACGCCCTGCCTGGTGTACGTGACTGGATAGTTAAGAGTATTCATGAGGAAAGTATTCACACCTCAGAAGCGATAGCGGTCAATTACAAGGGTGTTGAGGGTGGTTTTGATTACCATTATTTCCTTTAGTGGGGGTGTTGTTTATGAACAGTTGCACGAAAGTTATGATAGGCTTTCTTGTATGGTTCGTTTTGACAATAATTTCCGCAAGAGCCTGGTCTGGTGAGATTCTACATACAGCTAATAAAGGAGTGCCTTACAAAGTTCAAGAGAAGGGTTGGAATTCTCGTTCCTTTGGTATTGTGTATTGTGGGTTGATAAATGTAGGTCGATATTCAGTTGCCGGCACAAGTCGTAGCGCTGTTAATCTTTACTGGGCAACAACAGATAAACTCATATATGTAGATTATGAACAACTAGAAGTTGTACATGTGACTGATTGGTGCATCCAGTTTAAAATCAGGAGCGGTAATTATGAATAAAGTAATGAGATTCGGTCTTATTTTAATGATTGCTTCAATACCTCTAGTGATCTTTGGAGTTGAATATGACCAGTCTTGGTTGAGAATATTCTCAGGATTTATTGGAGGTGTTGGAGCCAGTCTGTTCTTTACTGGGAACTTTAAGACTAAGATAAACTGGCGAGAATTTTGGAGGAAGTGGGGATTTTAATGACATTAACTAGAGAGGATATTGTTAAGAGTAAAATGGATCTACTTACTCATGCAGACTTGATTTTATGTTTCATACAAGGCAAGATGACAATTTATAAAAGTCGATATACACATCCGGATGATGGTTTGACTATTATGGACGCAATAAAAACATTCGCTATAATGCTCAGACCAAATTCTGGTATTGATGTATTTGATGATTTTGCTAGGGAGGAAATCGAAGAGGCAGTCACAAAAATACTATATCGTCATTCTGTGGGAGGTGACCATGCAAATAAGTTACAACGGATTCATGAATCTGGTTAATGAATATTCAATGATCGTTGGATTCAATCGTGGTCGTGCAGCAATTCTCAAGATGCCTTGGAATGATCCAAACGCGGACACAGTTGCAGAATTATCAGATGACGAAAGGATTTGGTTATTGATCCATCTCATAAGACCAGATCTCTACATTGAGCATTTTGATGTTGCTGCTCGGGTTGAACTAAAAGAAAGTATTGTGGAAATTTTAGAGAAACATCGCCCAAGCGGGGAGGTGATTAATGCGTCAGGACATTCTAAGATTAGAGAATTATGGGATCACCCCAAATGAAAGAGTACCAGACATTGCCAGAAGTCATGGAAATATGGGAAGACCAAGACATAACTATGAGTATGAATATGAGTATGAATTTGTAAATCCTAACAGCAAGAGACTTAGTTTAGAAAGGGGGGATGTTTTTAGATTTAGTTCTTCTGTAAGACCAGAGTATGCCAGAAACCAAATGGGAGTGATTATTGATCGATACCGGAAAGTCAAACATAAGGGTATTAAATATATTGACTACTGTGCAGTTGTGATGGTAATAACTGGTCCACAGAAGGGCAGGGTTTTTAGATTTTCAATGAATCACGCAGGACAACTAGACAAAACGATAGGAGGACAAATCGATGACTGAAAGGAAACATGTCGCAAAAACGTTGAAGAATGTATTGGATCACCCCGTAATGAAAAGTGTTTTGGACAAAACAGAAGATCCAATGTTGGCTGTGGAGCAGGTCACGAAGTGGTGGGGTTTTGATCTCTACAGTCGTAAACCAGGTGCAGCACTCCGTGATGGAGTATTTGTCGGGACCGATCTTGATCTCGCCTGCTTTCTCAGTGCCATTGCTGACAGAGGCGCCGTGATCAATATTCCAAATTACAAATCCATGCGCCCCAAGACGATCAAGGAAGGAGAAAGGGTTGTATCCAAGTCCAACAGACACGGACCTGTTGTGAATCTGGTCTCCAATAAGGATGTCTTCTCATTCTCAATCCGGATCATGGATCACAACGTCATCACAACTGACAAAGTTGGTGATTACCGGACCTACTCCCTGACCGATCCTTCTGGTGAATGGTATGACGGATGGAGTTGTATTCAATGGGACCCGAGCGCGAAGGAGAATGCTTTTCTCCGAGAGAACAGTCTCTGGACTGGCAACCGAGTCGTATTTAAGAACTTTGTGCATCCCAACCGATGGACCAGTTTCTACGGCCAGCATTATTTTATCACCAAGGCTCTGATTCAGCGCCTGACTGACGAAGCAAAGTTCTACGGTCTGGAGATAAAAAGACTTCAGGAAGCCGGTGCACGTTTTCCTGAGTCTGGTGATGGCGCAAAGAAAGTATGGCCGAAATCTTCCAAGGACGCCGGCAAGTCTGTCAAGTTCCGATCTCTTGAGGTTGAGATTGACATTCCTGAGTATACCGGTGAGTGGCAACAGTGTGATGTTTCACAAACGAATTTGATTGACCTGGATGAAAGGCGTCGACAGATCAATAGTACGATCATTCCCAATCTACGTTTTGCTACCAGGTGTACAGAGCTCGCCTTCTTTAAACATGCGATGAACGACGAGTTACACAGGATGCCAGCATGGTTGGCAGGCGGAACAAAATGGCAAAAAAATTATGTCCCAAAAGGGAAAAGGACCAAATGGGAGAGATTAGTCCTTTTTCAGCCTTCTGTGGGTGAAAGAGCTGTCGCTATCAGAATGAGGGTAAAGGAAAAGTCTGAGATTATGGCGATGAATTATCGTGGTGGTGTATGATTCGATACACCTGTTCAGTTTGTGGGAAGTCTTTTGAAAACAAATATGCTTACTGGGGTCATAAGACTTCCCATGTTTTAAAAGAGTGTCCAAAATGTGGTCGAACAATTCGAGCTTCTACAATGAAACTACACCTAAAATACTGCGGTAAGCGAATTGTAGGATCTAGAGGAGATGTCATAATCTCAGATCAAAACGGAAATCGGGTTCTTGAACACACTCTTGTGGCTGAAGAAATACTAGGGCGAAAGTTACTGCCCGAGGAAGTTGTTCATCATAAAGATGGAAACCACCAAAACAATTCTAGGTTGAATTTAGAAATTACGACACAAGATAGACACGCTAAGAACCACGCCTTAGCTGGCCAATGTAATCGAAAGATGACAGAACAACAAGTTAGAGAAATTCGTAAGTTACTAAATCGTGGACATTCAGCCAGCTCTGTGGCAAGGCAGTATGGAGTTCGTTCAACTACAATTGATAACATTAAACATAACAGATCGTGGAGATGGTTAGAATAGGAGGAATCTAACGAATGGACAAACAAACCCTCATTGACCTTTACGTCAAAGAGAGAAAGTATCAAGAAACAGTGTTCGGAGATTACAAAAACGACCCTGATTTAAGTCTCGCAAGCTTTCTATTGTTTATAGAAGAGTATGTTCTAAAGGCAAAAAGAAAGTTTGTCCAAAAGTGGGATAAAGATCTTCCTATCTGGATGTCAGGGTGTAAAGAGTCAACTGGGGGTAAGGCAGCACCAGTAGGAGCATATGAAGATCTGATAAAGGTTTTCGCTCTTACTGGCGCTGCCCTTGAAGCTTATCTTGACGTGGAGCCTGAACGTTGGCGAGAAGATGGTATTAATCCAAAATGGTTAGAGCAGGAGGAAGCACAAGATGGATGATAAAAAAACAAAAGAAGTATCTGTATCAAAAGACAAAGATATCTATCACAAGTTACCGTTGACTGCCACAGGTGATTTAACGGTTTCAAAAACACCAATCCCGAAAGGAGAAGCAGTTAACGCTAAAACTGGTCTTCCGTCTGTTGGAACAAGGTTTATGATCGCTGGTAAATCCTTCGAGGTTGTATATCTTAACGAAGGTAAGGGACGGTTTACAGCCAAACCAATCAAGGGGCAGTATTAGAAACTTTCTTACTTTCTCCGAACATATTTAAAATAGAAACTTTTATGAAAGGAGATTGAAGTTTATGAACGATAATCTAACTTCAATGATCGATCAGGCTGATCAACACTCTACTGATTTGCCAACAGAAACTGACTTGATGGTAGAGGATTCATCAACTGTTTCTCAGCCTGCTTTAGAACGTTTCGATATTGGAGTCGCAGCATTTCCTGACTGGTTTGATGAAAACCATGTAAGATTTGCAGACATCGGGCACGTCCGTGCTTCGATTGCAGATGTAGATCCTCGTCAAGATCTGATTTTCAAGATTCCAGATCCGAAAGGGGAAACATTCGAGGATGGAAGACTGAAAAAGCGACTTCGATTATTTGAAGATGCGAACAAGATTCCAGTGTTGAATTTGCCTGGGTCTGATATGACTGTTTACAAGAATAACAGTTTCCGAATTGTATATGATCTTGGTGACGGCAAATTCATCAAGAGTTACGGTGTTAAGACAGGATTGATCAATGTGTTTTGTGTTTTGATTAACAATGTTTTGATTCCGTACGCCAAAGAGAAAATGAAACGAAAGAATGATGGCATTAATATTATTGAACCTAACCTAACACGAATTAATTCAAAGTTGGCTGAACAAGTTGATACAGAAGCTCTTCAGTTACATTACAAACAAATCACGAAGAGTATTGCTGAAATTTCGACTGCGCAGTCGGCTGTGAATTGGTTTCAGACCAAGGTCGGTGATGTGCAAGATGTCAATCATCTTCTACAAATTGATGACGTTATCATCATGCTTGTGAACTAGGGAGGAACACGAAATGGCGAATGACAAGAAGGGTGGTCTGCTCCATGAAGTATTGGCTGTGGTTGGTAGTCTCCAAGGTGCGAAGGATAAAATCGCTGCTGAGACTGTTGTGACGTTTACTAAGAAACCAACACATTTTACCGGCCATCATCGAGAATTGAGAATGCTTGATGAAGCCCGAAAGAGTGAAGGCGGTGTCGACCAGCATGTTGAGATGGTCACAACGGTCATGGAAAAACTCAACTATATGACCGGCGCCTTTATCAAATTCTGGGATGCCAAGTTTCAAAAAGAACTAGGTGCACAGGAAGCGAAAGCAGACATTGAGGTGGATGGTGTAGTTTTGGTTCAGGGTGTTCCAGTGTATTTTCTCCTTGAGATGGAGAAGGAACTCGGTGCCTTGAGATCAATCTATGAATCCATTCCAACTCTTGCGCCTGGTGCTAAATGGGATCGAGCTCCTGACAGAGGAGATGGTGTGTGGGAATCCATGCATGTGGTTGAAGATGACAAAACGGAAAAGGTGTTCAAAAGTAATGTTATCGTTCCGGCTACCGACCATCATCCAGCTCAGATTCGGGAGTGGACTGAGAATGTGGTGGTAGGAAAATATGCCCTTGATCGATGGAGTGGCTGTCTTAGTCCTGCTGAGAAGTCAGTCATTATCGGAAGAGTGGACAAACTACGACGTGCCGTGAAGCGTGCTCGACAGAGAGCAAACACCCAGGAAGTTCCGAAGGCAAAAATGGGTAAAGCTCTTTTCGAATACATTCACACAACATAAGATCTGGTTAAGCTTATACTTATACTTATACTTGCTTGGTCGAAGACAATATGTCCCGTAGAAGCCGGCTCTATAAATGAATAAGACCGGTGGAGGGAATCATCTTTGGCCGCTTCATACTCGACCTTATTGACCAGACAAGCTCATACTCGTAGAACATATTTACTACTTGGTAATTAACTCGAATTCTATCTCAGGTCGAAGGTTCAAATCCTTCCTGGGCGTCCATAATGTAATTTCATTAGAAGTTATATTATGACCGCCCAGTAGCTCAGTGGAAGAGCAGAGTAGGTGTCATACTGAAGTTAATTGCTCGAGGAAAGATATGGGTCTAAACTTTCTATAGATGTTGTTACTAACAATAACAATAATATGATAAAGTAGACTTGGGGGAGATGTGGCAGGATAGTCTACATCTCCCCTTACTTATTAATAATAAACTAACGGGGGTAGAAGAAATATATTCTTCTACCCCCAACATCCGTCGGAGGGTGTGATGGGAATACCAAAGGAATGGTTGAAGGAGTTCGAAGATGAAGAAAATTGCCGATACTTTTATATTGTCGGTGTGAGAATGCGAATGAACAGACAAATGGAACCCGAGTATAATTGTGATTTCGTGATTGGATATAACACAAAAGATATCATGAGAACAGAGTTAGCTCAAATGATGTCTGCAAACAAACTTTGTCCTACATCAAGAAAGGACGCCGTAGAGGCTGTTGATTTAAGTAATCTAAACGCAACATTAAACGCCGTAAGCTTAAGAGTTAGATTCAATCCGGAAATCACAGTGCATAAATTTCACTCTGATTTTCCAATCGAAGAAGAATGGTTTGATATGTATATCAAATCCGCAAGTGTTTGTAAGGACGTGAAGCAAAAACTAATTGAATCAAAAATGAAAATATCTGGAGGACAAATATGAAAACATTAGTAGGTTTGTTGGGGATCGTTTTATGTTGCTTGGTGTTGACTGCATGTGATGACTACTCAGAAGGTGATATGACCGCTGGTAACACATGGCCACTTATGACTGTTCAAGAAATGCAATATTACAATGCAGTTCAATCTGTGTGGGGTCAAAGTTATTTGGCAAATTTGAGATCAGCAATCCGCAATCGAACAGACAAACCAAAAGAGGACGAAATTCCATTTATCGATCTTGGACCTATTATCAAAACAACAGAAGAAATTGAAATGGTTACCAAAGATAATTGGAAGAGTGATCATATAAAGAAGGCAAACAACGCTCGGTTTAGTACTATAGATCCTCAGTGGTATAAGTTGATTACAAAGTCAGAACCGCCTGTTTATCCAGATCCAGTGGAGGAAGAGGAATCTCTGGAGAGGGATACGGGAGACGATGAAATAAAGAATTCCCGGATTCAGATGCCTAGGAAAGCATCTTATGAATCCCAGAACAAAAGACAAATGGATCTAACTGACTTTGTTTCTGCTGATGTCTATGATGATATTAAGTTTGATATAAGGAGTTGCCCAGAAGCAAAAACCTTCTTTAATCAAATTGTTCTTAATGAAGGACGGCCACTTACAGTGGAAGATTGCAGAATAATCAGGCAGCATGTGTTATTATGTAAAGCAAAAGAAATAAGTGAATCTATGAAGGAATAGGTAATGGAAATTAACAAGTCTTGTAAGTTACTCCTGAAAGATGTGTATCTTTATGATATATCAGCATGTCATTACCAGATCATTCAAAGACTTGGTTTTGACTTAACTCACATTGATAAAGAAGACAAGTTAAAAAGAAATACACAAATCGGAATAATGATGCGAGACGATCCTCGCCTGACCAGTATTATTCGTGGAATTACAAACTCAACAATCGGAGACTTTCTCACCAAAAACCATGTCAAAGAAGAGGAGTTAATATTACGTCAGTATGATGGTGTGATTACAACGAAACTTCTGCGAGAGACCAGCCAAAATATTCCGCTCGACCTCAGAGCATGTTTCGAAGCAATGTTAATTTCTTCAGATAGGAAAACCTACATCGCGATCTATAACAGAAATGTAATGATCAAAGGAATTCCATATCGTTATCCAGCGATGGATGCGATGTTTGAGAAGTTGATAAAGGTTTGTAATTCAAAGAAGTATAAAATCTTTACAACATTGCAGGAGATTAGAGACGAAATCATTACATCTGAAAATCCGTACTTATATGCAATACCAGTTGCGAATAATATGTGTAATGTATTTTTGAAATACTTTGGTCAAACGCAAATCTCAAAGAGTATGATTAGAATTATGGATCCTGTGGACATTGATAGAGAACGGTATTATGATTTTTACATTCGACCATTTGCAGAAAGCTTGGTTATGGAATTCGCGTAGGAGGTTGTACAATGAAGTATAAAGCAAGTGAGGTTACCAATTCTTCAAGTTCAAGTTTTGTGGTGTGGGGTCTTTATATGGGTCTCGACGATATCAAAGAAAAATATGGACACACCATCTGGGAAAAGGAATGTGTTATTCTTGGACCAGCAATTGCAAACAAATCAGAAGAAGATTTCATGGATGAGTTTGATTCTGAAAGGTTATCTGAACTTTGTGATAAACATGGACTTGATCATTCTAGAATGGCTTATGATGATTATGAAACAATGATTGGAATCTCACCATTTACAATGAAGGAGGACCAAACACTTAGGGAGTTTAAAGAGGAAATATCTAAGAAATTTTCAGATATGGGTATTAATCTATCAGCGGATGAACTTCAACAAATTGAAGAAGCCTGGATGGACAACTAGAAGGGAGGCACTATGTGTGAATGTGGGAGCAACAGAATCATGGAAGTCAGTGGAAAATGTTCGGATCTGTTTCATGCTGAGTCTGGAGATTATGAACATTTCGGATACGTTCCTGATGGTCTTGGAATTGGAAGCGGAGATTACATGGAGTTATCTTACTGTCTAGAGTGTGGGAGAATCCAGGGCAACTTTCCCATCCCAACACCGATTTCAAAGGAGGAAGAGGACGAATGATATCAGTCTTGAATATTGCGGCCGGTAAGATACTATGTCCTTTGAATGAAGAGGATAATAAGGACATTTTCGTTGTCAATCTTGACACGATGTACTACAACGCTTATGAACCAGAAGACATTGAAAGTGTGTACAACTACTGGGTTGAGAAGGACGGTGTATTTGATCCAGAGAAATATCCTGAGAATCGACGGTCAATTAGAAAGATGAATTCCGATGCGATCGAGTTCATGGAAAGAACAACTATTCCGTTTGACAAGATTGTCTGTTACCGGTATTTGGAGCATGTCCCTTTTACAAACGTTTTATATTTCATATACTTGATGTCGACCTCACTCAAAATTGGAGGCGAGGTTGAAATCATTGTACCGGATTATTCAATCCTCGCCAGACGAATCTTAGACGAGAAGGTAGGAAGTCCAGGGTGGGAAGCAGAGAATATCATCACAACTACAGAGATTGTAAATGATCCTGGATGTCCTCATGCTTCTATCTGGACTGTCGCAAGATTGGAGTATTTCTTTGAACTCGAGAAAAGATTTGAAACTGTAGCCATCGAACCAAACTTTGAATTTGATGGTAGGGATATATACGTCCACTACAGAGGAAGGCGGGTTGCATAAATGCCGACGAAGCGGATCGGGAAAAATGTAATTGAAGTTCTTAAATTCTGTAGAAACTGTGGAGAAGAAAATCCTCCAGGCCGTTCTGTGTATTGTTCTAAAACTTGTATGAAGGAATATTACAAGAAGCCAGAAATAAGAAAGAAATATGCAGTCGAGAAAAAGGAATATCAAGATGATTATTGTGGCGTTGACCCTGACTTCAAAACAAAAATGGTGGAGTGTATTTGTCCTAAATGTAGAAGGACACACAAGAAGAAACTGTTATGGACTGGTAGAGGAAAACCAAGAAAATATTGCTGGGACTGTTACGAAATAGCGAATACAATTGATGCGGAAGCTGCTTAAGGATTTGGGGTCCTGTGGGTTTGTGGTGATTGACCCAAGGTTATGCAGGCGTTTTCATGCGATCGTCTGCCGCCATGCGAGTAGGTTCTCAGTAGTCCTGCATGTAAAATTCTGTTGCTACGAGAACGTCCTTTGAGGAAAGAAGCCGGGGGTCTAATCCTGAATGAACAATGGCGGCTACCCCCACCCTTTTGAAAGAGAGGCAACATGTTTAAAACACTCAAAAAATGGTTTGAAAGGAAACCAACAATATATGATCCTCCAAAATCATGTCCGGATTGTGGTTGCATTATGTTGATGGTTGCAGACACACAAGTTCATTGGAAATGTACTAAGTGTCGGAGAGGATGGTGATATGACAGAAGAAGAGCAAAGAAGTGAAAGCTATCTCAAGGATTGGGAAGAGAATGGTGTTTGGCTTCAACTATCAACTTGCATTAAAATAGCTGCCGAGCGCCATGAACACCAACTCGACAAATCTGGAAAACCGTATATTCTCCATCCTTTGAAAGTCATGTCTCATTTTACTGACCCGAAGGATATGATGGCTGCAATACTCCATGACATCATTGAAGATACACCAGTGACAATCGACGATCTATATGGATATGGTATTCCGTATGATGTGGTTACTACAGTCATTGCATTATCAAGGAGAGAAGGAGAAACGGTTAAAGAATATTACGCTCGAATTAAGAAAGATGAACGAGCAGTAAGAGTTAAAATGAGAGATCTAGAACACAACATAGATGTTCTTAGATTTAAAAGACTCTTACGAAAGGAGGACATTTCCAGATTAAAAATGTATCACCAGAAGCATTTAGAATTGTGGGAGGTTGAGAATGAAGTTCAAAGCAAGTGAAATAACCAATTCGTCAAGCACTACCTTCTTACTTGGCATCATGACTGGTGATGGTTCTGTTGACCTCAACATTGAGCTGAGAGTGGTCGTCAATTTGAAGGAGTTTTTGGAACGTACTCTTAAGTCTGTAGAAGATTTGGATGCATGGGTTGATGATTGGTATGGCGACCCAAGCGCTTTACCTTCTAATGAGTACGATAGATGTAAAAATATCTTAGAGAAAGGAGGTGTAGTTCAACTGTTGCATGTTACAGACGAAAGTGATAATCCATTGGAAGTATTTCTAACACAGAATGGAATCGAAAATGTGAATTTACCAGACAACATCGTTGTCATTAGAGGACAAGGAGGATACTAAAAATGGCTAAAGATAGTTACAAAAAAGATGCTCAAGAGCAAATGAGTTGGCAAGAGCAGGAAATGTTGAAGAAACGTGCCTTGATTAAGAAGTTTGCCGGCCTGGCTGTGTTGGTTGTTATTGGTCTTGTTGGGTTGGTGCTGTCGCCAAAGATCTTCGATACGGTTGAAAAAGGCACATACCAGATCAAGCAGGCCGCTGTCACTGGAACAATGTCCGCGAAAATGGATCCGGGTCTTTGGTTGCAGTTGTTTGGTGATATTACCGTATGGCCTACCGCTGAGACTTTCTTCTTCACCAAGGATTCTGATGAAGGTACAGCAGCAGACCAGTCAATTGAAGTCCGATTCAATGACGGTTCTCTCTGTGATGTTTCAGGAACCCTTCGAAATATAATGCCTACAAATCCACAAGATGCAGTCAACCTCGTTACCGTTAGAGGTCATAAGACCTACTACGATGTGCAACAAAAGTTGATTCTCCCTCATGTGAGAAACTCATTACGTTTGACGGCCAACTTGATGTCCGCCAGAGAATCTTATGCAGAGAAGAGAACCGACTTTCTATACTGGGCGGCTGATCAGATTCAGAATGGTATCTACCAAACGGATGAAGAAACAAAGAAAATTATGGATCCGATCACCGGCGAGATGGTTACCAGGACCGTCAAGAGAATCAAGATGGGTGAAAATGGTTTACCGCTTCGACAAATGAATCCTCTGCAAGATACCGGTATACACCTGGTCAACTTTGAAATCAAAGCGTTCGAATACGCGGACAAGGTGAAAGCACAAATCGGCGCTCAGCAAGAGGCTCTCATGGCTGTTGCTACCGCACGAGCCAAAGCACAAGAAGCCGAGCAGGACAAGTTGACCATTGAGGCTCAGGGTGAGGCAAAGGTCGCCAAAGCCAGATATTTGGAATTGGAAAAGAAAGCAACCGCAGTTGTCCAGGCCGAAAGGGACAAGGAAGTTGCTGAGACCCATGCTCAGAAGGAACTCGAAGTTGCTAAACTGGCTAAAGCAGCCGCCAAGGAAACCAAAGAGAAAGACATCCTACTCGGTCAAGGTCAAGCTGAGAAGAAACGTCTAGTTATGCAGGCTGACGGCGCCCTGAAACAGAAATTGGAAGCGTTGGTTGAGATCAACAAAAATTATGCCAATGCTTACAAAGAGAGGAAAGTTCCTCAAGTGTATATGGCCGGCGGTTCCGGTGCTAACGGAACATCAAATCCGGATGATGAATTCAGTCGATTTATGAACCTGATGAATATTCGTAACGCCAAAGAACTGGCAATTGATATGAACATCAAAGGCCAGAAATAGTTATTGAATAAAGTGGGGACTCTGAAACGGGTCCCCACTAAACTGGAGGTGACTGTATGTTTGCGCAAGGATTAATTGTTTTACTAATCTTTGGCTGCATTGTATATTTTGGTTGGAAGATTATTGGCAAACGCCTTACAGCCAAAGTGGAAGAAGAGTTAACGGAGCCAAAGACTCCAGAAGAAGAAGCAGCGGCGTTGAAGCTGAAAATCGCGGCGTTGAAACGATCCAAAATGAAACTGGAAGCAGTTCAAGAAGAAATTGATGTGACTGCGGACCTGACTAAAGTCAAGACTACATTGTTCAAGGCGGAGAATAGACTCAAGACCCTTGACGAGAAACTTGAAAACGTTGGTGTTCAAGTTGCAAAACATGATGACAAGATACAAACGGAGACAACTCCGGATGGCAGTGTGGAAGAAGCACCGGCAGAAACGCCAAAACAATAGAAAGTGATCGAAAGGAGATCAAAAGATGGAAAATTTGGACTTGGAACAAATGGCTGAAGAAGATGGTGCTGTTGAAGGCGCCGTAGAAGAAACTGTTGAGACCAACGGTGAGTTGGTGATGGAAGATGACCTGGACGCAGCGGTAGAGGATGCTGCAGACCCTACCGACGAAGAGACGTCCGCCGAAGAAGCTTCTACAGATGGAGACACGGAAGAAGCCGCGCCAGCAAGATTGGATTTTGAAGCTCGTGCCGAAGCGATGGGTCTGACCCCACTGGGAGCAGAAGGTTGTTTCCATTACGCAGATGAATTTTCAGAAGTCGTATATCGCCTGTTGCAAACGGGTAGTGGCGCCGGCCTGGTAGATGATGTCCAGGTTCCGCCTGTCGGTCTTTTCACCAAGCCTGCCGGAATCGATGGAGAATTCGGATGGGTCGGTATCGTTTCCATGTATTATAAGTTCGAGGGAAACGGAGCTTTGATCGGCCGGATTCGTGAATCTGTTGCCGCAGTTGGGAATCCCATCATGTCCGAGAACACTGTTATGGCGCCCAACCTGGCCAGCATCCGTCACGACATTGTGATTCAACATGCTACCAATGTGCCCGCAGTCGGAGATATGTATCCGGTTCTGATCGTCACCAATAGCTATGACGGCACGAAAGCTGCCAACGTTGCTTTTGGTTTGAGTTTCAACGATGGGGAACAAGACATCCGGTTCTGTTCCCACAAGAAGCTTGGCTCCCTTCGCCAGATCCATTTGGAAGGTGCCGATACGACCATGCAGGCTGAGGTTGGTGGTTACATCACCGCCTTCGCCGGCAATATTGGAGACATGATCCAGGCCAACATGGAAAGCACCATCACGGAAGATGATATGATGAGTGTGCTTGACATGATTGAGAAGCAGACCGGCAAGACCAGGCGCGAGGCAATCTCCGCCGTTATTACCGAAGCTCATCCCACAGAGGGTATTGAGTCTTGGACAATGACCAGCTGGCAGCTCTTCAATGCCATTACGAAGTTCAGCTCCCTTGAGGCGAACCTCAATTCCAAGAAGATTTTGGAGAGTGTTGCCGAACGTGTGCTGATCATTCCGGCGCAAATGGTCGAAGCCGTGGCCGCCCTCAGAACTGCAGAATAATGGTCTGAGGAGTACAAAAAAAATGAGGCGTCCGAAAGGGCGTCTCATTTTTTTGTTGTTAATATCTTCTTGGCTTCCCACCACAAAAGCATCTTACCATATCATATAGAAGCGATGGGAAGAACCAAAGTAGATACACAATTGCTGATATGGTTTGTAATGGTTTAAGTTTCATTTTCTCCATCCCCATCCTCGACGAATGAAAGATCATATTCAAATCCTAGAGTGCCTTTGATAACGTTGTACCCTATTAGTGGTACCCAGAATCCGAGGATTAAACAACTACCCAGCAAGGTTAAAACCAAGCTTGTTAATGAAGGTTCATTCATGACGTCCCGCCTCCTAGTGCCATTATTATTGCAAGCGCAGTACCTGCACACCCTAATAGAAATATCACAAGTGCGACTCTCTGCGCATGTTCGATGCATACTTCACATTCAGTATCATCGATCAATAATGGACGACCACATTTACACTTAGCCAATTCCATCATCGCACCTCCTTTGGCAGTTTTATATTTCATAGTATATTTTAAACAATCTTGCTTCTCTAGTTATTAATATATATAGTAATTCGGTTTCTACGGACGGTTCTAAAAGTATTAAAAATACTTAGTTAATATATAGATGTAATTTCCCGAACAAAATATAAACAACAAGGAGTTTACGAAATGGCTAATACCATACTTGCACCACAAAGAAGTTATCTTTTTGAACTGAAAATCAAGGGTATAGATTATACGCCAGATATTTATCAAGTTCGAGTTACTACATCAATTGCCGCTCCATGGCCAGTTGTTGTTTTGAATATTTTTGTAGATGTAAATGATGTAATATTAGAAGGATTGTGGGGACAGGATCCATGTGAATTAAACATCATCTTACTTGGACAAACAGGATTACAAAGCGACCAAATCAAATTAGATTTGATGGTTGTAGATATGAATCTTGACATCCAAACAAAAGATCAAATGTCAGAAGGAAAACAAAAAGATCGAACCCCAATAACAATTACTACAGTTGCTAGAGATGCCTTCAAAACCATGACAACAATGGTAAATGATGTTTTTGAAAATATGTCCTTAAAAGATATTATTTCTAGTTTAGTATCAACAGCAGGTGGAACATTAATTTATGATGCAAAGAACGAAAACACAGAAAAGATATCACAAGTTGTCGTACCACCAACAACATTATATCGAGTGATTCAATATCTTGATTCAACATTTGGTTTGTTTGAAGGAGTTCCTGTTGCTTTCTGTGATTTAGAAAACAACGTTCATATTTATAACTTGTCAGAACGTATGAATAAAAGTCAAACATTTACCATCACACAATTAGCAAGTGGAATGAATACAACAGATATTGTTGAAAATACATCATCAGGTAAAGAGTTTTACACATATTCTGTAGTGAAGACAAGATATAGAGGAAATGCAACATATGCTGTTTTAGCAAGTAACATGGCTTTTATTGCAAAACCAAAAGATTCATTATACTATCCTGTTGATCTAACCTTAGATGGGATATGTAAAGATAATGGTTTAATATCCAGAAACAGTAAAATACCGACAGATACAAATATCGCTCACAGAAAAACATATTATATTAATCAAACAGGGTACAACTATACAGAAGCTTTTGCTCGTTCAATAATGGCGAAAAGAATATCTTCTTTATCAGAAGTCAATATTAGTATTGAAAAAAATCTACCTGTTTGGAATTTACTTCAAGTTGGGGAACCTGTTAAATTTATTCCTCGAACCGTCGAGTTTATTAACCTTTCTGGAAAATATATTTTAAAAGCATCTGATTTATATTTCAAAAAAAATAAAGACTGGGAATCAACTGCAAATATTTATTTGATCAGAACTAACAGAACTATATAAAAAAGAAACAACAAAATTTGACTAGAGCCTGAGGCTCCAGTCTAGAAGACTTGGATTGATTTTGATTTCAGTTGAGTGTTGAATAGCTTTAGTCTGGGCTTCTTCTTAGCTGCGGGTAGACTAAAACCATCCAATCAGACTGGTTAGTGACGAGTTAACCTCTGAAATCAAAAGCGTCTCTTCCGTGTGGTCGGGTCACGGTAGACGAGGATACGTAATGAATAAGACTAATTGACAACAATTCTCCTTATTCAATAAGTAATATATATAATTCTTAGTTCTAACCAAAAACTATTGGATAAATAGAACAAACTTTAAAGGGATATCTTCCATCGACATTACGCCGGAAAGTAGAGGAAAAAATGGCTAAAGCAACTAGGTCTGTTAAATCACAAGCAGAATTTTATGTGCAAGAATATCTTAAATGTAAGAATTCATTTAAGTATTTTGTACCGAGATACATCCTGCTTGAACTGACCGGTGGTGACCAACATTTTACTCCTTATGGTAAACAGTTTGAATTGATTGATTTAATTCTTTCTAATAAGTTTGTGCTTGTATTGAAGAGTAGACAGATTGGTATTTCAACTGTTATGAAGGCATTTGTTGTTTGGTTAACTATATTTCATGATAACGTTGTAGTTGGAATTATTTCAAAGGATGCTCCAGAAGCTACAGATTTTACTCGTGATATCATTTCAATGATTGAAAAACTTCCAACATGGTTACAGCCAAAATTCAAAAAGAATACCGAAAGAACTTTTATTTTAGACAATGGATCTAAATGTTATGCTTCTCCGGTTGTTCCTAATGCTCCAGAAAAAACTCTTCGAGGTAAATCAATTACGTTCCTAGTTATTGACGAGGCCGCGTTTATTCATCATATTGACACAGCTTGGACTTCCATTATTCCTACTCTTTCAACAAATCAGATGCATGCTAGAAAAGCTGGAGTTCCTTATGGAACTATTTTATTATCAACACCCAACAGAGCAGTTGGAGTCGGAGCATGGTTCTTTAAGAAGTATTCAGATGCAGTTTCTGGAGAAAGTACTTCTCTAACACCATTTGTAATTCATTGGAAAGATATACCAGAGTTAGCAGATGATCCTTATTGGTATAAAGGTATTTGTGATCTATTTGACAATGATCCTCGTAAAATTGAACAGGAACTTGAACTAAAGTTTCTTAGTACTGAAGGTTCATTCTTTAGCGAAATCACTAGTGCTAAATTACAAGACGGTGTTAAGAAACCAATAGAGAAGTTTCATATTTTTAACGGCGAGATTTGGACATGGCAAGAACCAAATAGAAAACAATTCTATTTAACAGGAGTTGATACAGCGCCAGAACATGGACACGATAAGTCAGCTATTGTTGTTTTCGATTATGAAACAATGGAACAAGTTTGGGAATTTAGTGCTAAATGTTCTGTAACTGACTTTATTAAAGTTGTCATGTTAGCTTGTACAAAATATCCAGGTCAGGTTATTATTGAATCCAATTCATATGGAAATCATGTCGTTGAAGCAATGTATCGATCTGAACATGCTCCAATGGTTTACAAAGAGAAAAGGGGACTCAATACTATTGTTCCTGGCCTCAGTACAAACGCTAAAACAAGACCACTAATGGTTGACTCGTTATATTCATTTGTAACTGACTTTCCAGAAATAGTCAAATCTCAAAGATTAGCTTTAGAACTAATTGGTTTGATTACAAAACCCAACGGTAAAGTAGAAGCTGATCTTGGATGCCGAGACGACCTTGCAATTGCAACATCACTATGTACATACGTTCGTAAATATGATCCCCCTCTGTTAATTGATAAGGGTTTTACACATAGTGTACAAAAAGATTTTACTGATATCATGAGCACAAATACAGAGGAATTTTTTGGAACCATGACAAGTTCAAATGTAATGCGACATATTAAAGACCATAATATTGGTGGAATTATTGATATTATGAGTTTTTATAATCTAAGTTCAGGAGTGGCTGAAGATGACAAAGAAGATGAAAACAACAGAACAGGAGCTTAAAGAACTCTTTGTTTTACCGTTTGGTCTGAAAAAGATTGCAACATTAGATGGTTTAGACTTATTCGGGTCTGACCGTTTAAATAAAAGTTTTGTGAAAACAATGAGTAAGACTGGACGAGGAAAAGCCATTGCTTCAACTATTGAATCTATGATAGCCAAACAACAATTCTTACCTGCTTTTGTTAGTAAAAACATTTTTGCTTTGATTAAACGTAAGGTATTTCCAGGTGGACTGCCAAAAGGTATAATGGGGTTCTATTCACTACGACATAAAGTTATTATGTTATGCTTGGATAACAATATTAAGTTTGGATTTGCAAATGATGATTGGATGGCTAGATTAACAATACATGAAGGAATGCATAAAATGGCTTCAGAGCATTCTTCTGCATTTATGTCATTTTTCAAAAAAGATTTAGAAGATTATTATGCAGCTTTGTTTACTCGTTTGTTTTCTTTAAAAACAAGACCAAAAGAAATGGATAAGATAGTAAAGTTTATTTTCTTTAAAGTTGAACAAGGTCAGAAATGGCATGATAACTCTGTTATTATGTCTTACTATAAAATGCTGCAAACAACATTAAAGAAATATACAACTTTGCCTGATGAAGCATTTGAAGGAATGGTGAGGGACTATATTGTTACATGGAAAGTTTACGTTAAAGCACCTTATTTATTGTTTCAAAATATTCAAAAATATGCTCACATTCTAAGGCCAATAGCATACGCATATAAAGACGTTTATGGTAAATTTGTAAACAGAAATTTTTACATACAAGAAATAGGAATACCTTCAGAAGTAATTGCTATTAGATCAGAAATCAAAGGGGATTCTCTGACTTATAAAGCATTTTCTAAACTAGGATAGAGGTAAACTAGTATGGCAAACAATGATGATATCTTAAAAGCGGCGGATCGAGAATCGAAAGAACGACTTCGCCAGATTGACATGGTTACATCAAATGTGTCCAAGTTGCGCGCCGAAATTAATCGAAAAATGACAGAGGTGGATCGCCGATCCACTCAAATGTCTACGATGACTGATAGATCAATAGCAAAGTTAAGTACAGATCTTGGAACGATCAAGAAGGGAATGGCGAGACAGAATAGTGCTATTCAAACAATTGGAAATCAAAAAGGAATAAGAGAAGTTCAGACATCTGTTAATACAATGATGAAGACCATGAGTAAATCTGTTGATTATCTTGCTCGTGGTGTTAGAACTACATCAGCAGAAACTATGAGAATGACCAAAAACGCTATTGGTCAATATGGAAAAGCGATTAGTGAAGATATTAGTATAAACAAACAAAATACAATTGCAATGGCGATGGCCAAATCATCTCCACTATTTGGTTACTTTGCATCAAAGTTTATGGAGACTGAGGTCTATTCTGAATTTACAGATAAAATTAAACAAAAATTTAGTGACGCGTTTAAAGCTATTACTCCATTGTTTACAGGAATCTTTAGACAACTTGGAGAGAAACTTTCGAACCTCCGCTATCTATTTGCTAGAAAACCAAAAATTGAATACTCAGATGAATCCTTACGAGCGATGGGTAATGTTGCAGCAACTGTTCGAGGATATGGTGAAAAAGCTGCTGCTAGAAATAATAAAAAGAAGAAGATTCCTCACCTTGCGTCCGGTGGTACGATTAAGAAATCAGGGTTAGCTAAAGTCCATAAAGGTGAAGTAGTAATGCCAATGGACGAACTCCTGAGAGAAATTGATAGAAAAGCAGAACAGCAAGGGGATTCTAAACTTGCTAGAACTTTTATGGGCGGTTTGACCGTCATGTCTCAGGATATGGCCAACATTGAAAAGTATGTTGCCAGAGCTGAGATGGAGAAGCCAAGAGAAAGAAAGGGACTTGCAAGAACGTTTGTAGACGCATTTAAGAAAGCCAAAGACTCTGATACTTTACAATGGCAAGAACGTCTTCTTAGAGCTACTCTTGAACTAAAAACAGAATTAGTTGGTTCAACTGATAGAATGAAGTTAGCATGGCAAGAAACTCTTATTCAACATCCAACTTTTCGTAATATTCTTGCACTTACAAAAGGTTTACATGCAGCTTTCACACTTCCTCTGAGATATCTTTTCGCAGCTCGTGGTGGGTTCATGGGTCTGTGGAGAAAAGCAACCAGATCTAAAAACATATTTCAAAATATGGTTTCTGGTCTTGGATTGATGTACACTCAGTGGTCGCCTAAGTTTGATTTGATGGCGAAAAGTCTTTCTCAGTTGTCTGATGAGGAATATAAGAAAGCAGCTACAGATAAAACTCATACACAATTCGACAAGTTAAAAGCTTGGGTTGAAGGAAAAGAATCTCCAGGTGGTAAACCAAAGAAGTTTGGTGAAACACTTTTTACCGCGTATACTAGTTTCTTAGGTCTTGATAAAGCAGAACTTGATAAAGCAGGGATAACTACATTTTCTGATATGAACCCAAAGACGCTCATGGAGAAAGCTGGGGTTTCAAAGAAAGTTCTTCAAGAAAAATGGCGTCAATCATTTAGAAAAACAGGTGCTGATGTAGCAACATCTGAAGCAAAAGCTAAATTAAATCCGTTAGCTGATGTTATTAAAGATAGAATTGATGACGTAGTTTTTGATGCAACATTTGCTCTAAAAGGAATTAAAAAGGGTGGTGTTGCAGGTGCCAAATTAAGAGCTCAAGCAGTTGGTACTAGAATAAAAGGTGTTGGTAGCAAAGTCAAACAAAAGATATCAGATGCTGATAAGAAAAAAATGGCTGTTCAAGCTGGAATTTTACTAGCTTCTGGTGGCTGGTCCACTGGTATGGGTCTTGTTGGTGAAGGTGGATCTTTTAATAAAGAAGAATGGGCGAGAAAGAAGCAATCAGTTAAAGATTTACCTGACACATTAAAGGGACTTCCAGAAGAATTTCGAAAAGACCCAAAAGGAATGTTGAAGAAATCTGGTAAGTTTGGATTGAATCATGGCTTGACAGCTTACATGCTTGGAAGTAGATTTTTACCCCGTGCTGCTAAGGGCGGAGTTATACATAAAACTGGAAAACTAATTGGACATAAGGGTGAAGTAATTTTACCTCTTAGAAAAGTTTTTGAACTTATAAATACATTTGCACGCAGTACGTGGGCACTTGTTCAAAAACTTAACCCCTTAACAAAGCTTGGGGAGATTTTCAAAAAGGGACAATCTAAATTTCCATTTCAACTTAAAAGCAAATTAGCAGATTCTTCTAAAATTGGCACCAAGTTGATGGGAGTTTACTCTACCATTTTACAAAAGAAACATGAATTCTGGGCGAGAAGAACATGGAAGAAAGAAGTAAAATTACAAAAAGAAACTCTACGGGAAAGAGAAAGATTTGCAAGAAAATTTGAAAAAATTCGAGACAAGAGTGATACCATTTCTGAGAAGGCTAGAACCAAATTAGAAAAAAGATCTGAAAAGTTTTATGAAAGATCAGAAAATCTTAGAAATAAATCAGCAGAGAATACACAAAAGCGTCAAACGAGATGGGAAAAAATTAGAGCAAGAGTACAACAAAAGTTTGATGCTAAAGTAGACAGAATGCGTGAATATGCTGGCATGAAAGCAGCAAGAAAACAAGCAAAAGTACTTTCTAAATATGATCGATTAATGCATAAGGATCGAGTAACGTATGCAAAAAAAGCTCGAGATTACAAAAAACAACTAAACGATGAAATAATTGGAGAGGCTAAAGCTCTACAAAAACATCATCGTAGAACAATGACATTTTATAGAAGACTTCATGGCTGGTTTGCTGGTAGAGAAGAGCGACGCCAAAAAAGAATGGAGAAATCTCAACAAAAGATAGCGAACCAACGTGAAAAGATAATGAAGAAGACTGCTAAAATTAGAGAAAAAATTGAGAAAGACAAATTAAAATTTGCGTTAAAACTTGAAAGAGCAAAGGCTAAGCAACAAGGTAAAGCTGCAAGAAGACTTCAAAAAATGAAGTTGAAATTAGATCTTCAAAAACAAAAAATACAAGCTAAGAAAGATCAGAAGAAAAATAGAATCAAATTGAAGTTAGATAGAGAAAGAATGAAGGTAGAAGCGATTCAGATGAAGAAAAAATGGAAGATTGAACGCGCTAATATGAAAATAGAAACAAAGAAGATGAAGGAACAATTAAAAGAAGAAAAGAAGACATTGAAAAAAGAACGAAAGGCTGCTAGAAAAGAACGAAGACAAGCCAGAATGGAATATTGGTCAAAGAGATGGGAACAGATTAGAGAATTTCCTAAATCAGTAGAAAAGTTTAGAAGTGATGCAAGAAATGCAACAAGCAAGCAGTATAAAATATTAAAAGACCAAAGAGATAGTTTGTCCACCATCAGAGGTGTGCAATTAAAGATGAAAAAAGTATTTCCAACATTCACAAGAATGCTTGGAGGTATTGGTAAGGGTATAAAGAAACTAGGCGGCGGTTTTTTGAAATACTTAATGATGGGATTTAGTTTCTTATCAAAAATGGTAGGACCTGGAATCATTGCTCTAATTAAATGGCTTCCTGCTATAGCAATATCACTTGGTCAGAAAGCTCTTGGTGGTATTGGAAGTGCTGTAGGTGGGATTGGTAGTAGATTAGCCGCAGGTGGTGCCGGTGCGTTCGCGGGAGCTGCAGCAGGTGTTGGAGGTTTAGCCTGGGGCGCCATGGATGCTTACAAAGGTGTCGGTAAAGCTAAAGAGTGGGGTACATCAAAAACCGGAGCTGGTATTGGTGGTTTCCTTGGAGGAACAGAAGAGCAATTTTCTGCTGCTGGAGCAATGAAAGGCGCTGGAAAAGGCGCAATGATTGGAGCAGGGATTGGAACACTAGTTGGTGGACCTTTTGGAACAGCTATTGGTGGAGCTATTGGAGCAATTGCTGGTGGTATTCTTGGTTTTGTCGGTGGTCAGAATATTGCTAAAGCGATGGATTGGATCGGAAATAAGATTAAATCTCTAGTTAAGGGTGTTGTATCATTCATTACTTGGCCGTATAGAATGATGTGGAAAGCATTGCAATGGGCGAAGGACAAAATGATCTCGGGTCTTTCAAAGATTCCTTTCATTGGAAAGTACATTAAGAAGTGGGCAGCAGGTGAAAAAACCGACGACGAGAAATTTGAAGAAGCTAAAGGAAAGTGGGCGGAACGTAATAAAAATATAAAAACACCAACTATGCAACGAGGTGGTATTGTAAGACACCCAACAAAAGCTAATCTTCATGGTGGAGAAGTAGTTGTTCCTCTCCCACCTGGAGTTGCAGAAACAATGGCGAGATCAGTTATGAGTCCTAGTGAACTTGCTAAAAGACAAGCTGGTATGGATATTGCAAGAACTAGAGCTGGAGTTAACCCACTATTAGCATCTGATGCTGCCACAAGAAACTCAATGGGACAAGGTAATGGAGCAGTTGTTACAAGCGTAAATAATATAGTTAGTGCAGTATCAGCAAATAATTCAACAGCGTCTACTACTGCCAATTCTGGTGTAGGTGGAGGCGCAGGAATGATGAACGGTGGGATTGATTATGCATCACAAGTAGTAATGGGAGATATAGGATAATGGCAACAACAGGACCTACTATAACATCAAAACATACAACAGAACCTAAAGAACAACCTGGCGGATGGTCAAAAGATGACTGGGCGTTTCATCAAGCCAAACTCGCAGCTCGTGCAAGGATGAAGAAAGAAGAAGCTGCGGCTCGGGCAGCACGAGAAGGAAAAGGAACACCATTAGAATCAGTTTTGGGTCTTCCGCCTGGAAACTATACTACAGATGATGTGATTAAAGCTTCTATGCCCATAGCGCGTATAACTCCTTGCGAGCCAGAATTTCAGCCAGGGTTTACATTATTTAAAATCGCACCGAAACAAAGGATGTATCTTGATCTTCTTGAATCTCATGGGTTTACCACAAAAATGCCTCTACAGCTTGCATTCTTAGCGGACAGTTTTCCAACTGATACATTTTCTAATGAATACGGTGAAAGTTTTTTACAGAAAACTACTGATGTTGCATCTTCAGCTGCTGGTGAAATTAATCAAATAATGGGAACTAAAAAAGCCACAGATGCGATGGACAAAATTACAAAAGCATTGGAAGGAACAAAGACAAAGAGTGCAGGAGTTAATGCCGTAGTCGGTGGAATTGGCTCTGCTCTAGATTTTACTAAATCTGGTCTTACCGGTCTTGGTAATATGCTGGCAAATAACACTGGTGGTTTCGGAGGGATGGCCAAAAGCGGAGCCAATCTTGTTGATAGAATGTTGGCTGGAGCAAGAGTTGACTTTCCTCAAGTATGGAAAAATAGTGGATTTGCTCCATCATATACTATGACTGTTAGATTGTATAATCCCAGTCCTGGTAATTTAGAATCTACTCGACGACATATTATTGGTCCTATATGTGCTATCATGTTACTTGGTATTCCTAGAACGATAGATGGGAGTACATATAACTGGCCGTTTTTACATAAAATTCAAGCGCCAGGAATTTATAATCTAGACCCTGCTTTTATCACAAATATCACAGTTATTAAGGGTGGTGATCAACAATCTATTGGTTGGAATCAACGCTTAGCAATGGTAGATGTCAGAATTGATTTTGGTAGCTTATACAATAGTATGATTGCTGGTGAGAAGTATGAATCTCAATCAAGACCAACACTTAAGAATTATCTTGCAGCATTAGAGGAACAAGAAGAAGTTGAAACGGGGTTGATGTATAAGAAAAGTATAGATCATAATTGGCCTAAATATGTACAAAACAATACTGCCGACAAAAATATGGCAAAGGTGTTGTCTAAACAAGATCCAGATCCAGAAACGACACCAGACAATCGAGTAGCGAGTTCTAAGAAAAACAAGGCTCTTGAACTAGCTTTAGCGGCAGAAGGTGCTGCATTTGAACTTTATGCTGTTTAACTATACTTCTTTCTTTTATCTGCTGTTAGTCCACAAAGATCATTGCGTAGAATCATTGTGATGTATAGAGCGAGGTAGGAATTGATGGAGAATTTTGTTTGATTTGTTAAACTATCATATTTTTTATCGTAAGCTATTTCTTTCAATAACATCATGAGTAATTCATACACCTGTTGTTTAAAGTAAATTTGTTCTCTTGTTCGTTTAATACCCATAAGCTTCTTAACATATGGATAAAAACCCTTCCCACAAATAGCGTTTACATTCTTCAAATTCTTTAAAAACAACTGTAAACACATTCTGATATTGTCTGTATATTTGACATTACATAATTTAGCACTAAGCTGTGTTGCAAGAGCGGTGCTAATTTTGGTGTATTTCTTCGCATCCATTATTGCTTTTTTGTCAATTTCTTTATATACAGTTATTTTCTTCACAATATCATTAATAACATTTACATATCTTTCTTGTGATTGAGTTTGATATTGATTCTCATCTTCATTAGGTTCAGGTTCAGTTTTGATTCCCCCGCCTTTAGCTCCTTGATAATAAACAGATGCAAAGCTCTTAATGCTCTGACTAATCCTTGTACGATATTCTGTAATAAATGCTGAAATTTTATCTCGATTTAGAGTTTCTAAACCAATGGTATGTCGTTTGATCATTGCTTTTGATAAGAAATAAATTCCATTACCAATAGTCTTCTCTCTAAAAAAGAGATGTGTTTTTGCTAGATGTTCAAGAGCGTATCGAAAATAATCATCATTACAATGTGGTATTTGTCTATACATTAAATTCGCATATGTTCTAATCCCCATAAATAACATCATGGTTGGATAACTACCACGTTGTGATTTGTTAATTAGAAGATTATGCATACAAAATACATAAAACATTGTAACACGGTCGGTCGGAAGTAATCTCGTTGCTTCAGGCATTCCCTTCCAGAATCTCTTCGGAAAAGGTCTTAAGTCTTCATCTTTCAGTCCACAAATACTAAGAAACTCATGGTAATGTTTATGGTGAGCAGGGTAATAACAAGGCTCACTCATTCTCATTAGTTCCGTACCAGCGGTTTTATTGAGATAACTCTTAAGCCGAGTATAATTTATATTTGCTTTTGATAGTAATATATCCATTATGCTTCCACCGAAGATAATACTCTACATATAATATTTGATTTTGTAAAATACACAAACTCTGGAGCATATTCCAACAATTCTGTTTGTGTAAACTCCTCTAACTTGTAGTTAAAGAATATATTTGAGGTTGGTCTTATGAGTCTACAGTGTTTTACACCATCAACATTTTGCACAACATCGATGATTTCAGACCGATAAATATTAACATTCGGGCCAAAACGGCTCTGAAATTCACTATACAAGCCATTTTTAACACTATCAACAATCTGCGCTTCTGTTGCATCACTGTTTGGATCTCGTATTATTTCAAGTTCAATAATTAGAGGAATTTGATAGCTAGGAACAACCCATCCTCTTTGAGTATAGATATATTTCGTTGCTTTGTCAGTAACTGTTAGGATATCATCTGTGTTTGGAGTTGTGAATGTCCATGTCTGAGCTGTTGAATCTACACATAAAGCAATATCATGATCATGTCCATCCCAATCTCCACCTTCTTTTCCGCTAACAATATATCGATCCCCAACACTTCCAATCGGAACGGAACAATCTCCAAAGTCAATTACAGGCTGCTTTGTTGGGGTGTTTAAAAGCATATTTGTCATCAATCCTGTTGTGTTACTAAACTTAACATTGATAAAATCAGTTAACATTCTATAGTTGACAAAGTCCATTGATTGCATGGTGGCTTGAAGTATTTGGAGTTCGAAAGTTCTCTGGTCAATTGCATCATAGTAAGATTTTTTAACAACAGGAATGTCATAAATGATTGTACTTGTACCATCAATAACAGTATTGGATAACATAAACTCGTCAAGATCTTGTCGAAAAACTAATGATGTTGAGTATTCAGAAATTAATCCACCAGGATTACTCAATCTGAAATAATATGTATTGTTGTTTTCAGGAACGTTAGTGTATGGATTAAATGTATATTCGAAATAACCACCATTAACTCCCGGAACATTTGTCATTGTATAAGAGGTTTCATTTTCAACAATTGACATGGTGCATGTGCATAAATTAAAATTAGATTCATCTGAGTAGTATGATAATCTATATACTGCAGTATTTCCAGATTTGATTACTTCAAGATTATTAACATACAAAGAGTAGGGATTACTAGCAAAACTTTGAACTAAAATAGGAACCAGTTCAACTTCAGACATGATATAATGATAATATGCTGCGGAGTTCATTATATCTACTGTCATATCAAACAATGTATAATAATCGGTTCCATTAATAGATATTACGGTATCTCTTGGAATATATGACGTACCACCAAGAACTTCAAGCAATGCGTTTCTCATTGGGACAAGATCATCACCGTATTCAAGAGTTGTAAATAATTGAACTTCATTAACTGTAAGGTCAGATCGTTTTAACACAGGGATGGAATTATTAGCAAGAGGTGAATTTTCTATTACAACATTTGCATTTTCAAAATCACTTTTGGTAACGAGTCTTCCCAACGCTGTTAGGGATGCAATTGCATTCTGTCTTGTTGCTTCTAAGTCCTCTTCATCACTACCGCCGCTTGCTGGTGATGGATTTGTCAGAGAATAGTTAACTGATTGTGTTAATGGAGGACTACCCTGTTGTGTGTAAATTTTATCTCCTTGAGTAATGGAGCCAGCGATAACGTTTCCATCTGCTCCCCCTGTTTCAAGAATATCAACAACAATTGTAGAACCTGGAGTTGGTTGTATACCAATAAGACCATTACCAAAGAATAACATTACACCTTCATCTGTTCTTCTATAAACATAACCATAATCAGTAGACGACATAAGATAAAGACTGTCAAATGATTCGTATAATCTTCCTGTATCATTGGGCGGTGAGCCTGGTTCTTTAATATGAACTTCAATATCAGAAATTTTACCTGCGAATGGAACAGCAATGTCGCTAAACTGATAAATTTGAAGATCAGAATCCATTTGAAATTCTTGTGTTGTTGTTTTATATTGTCTAACAGGTAATAGAAAACTAAATTGATTTTCTCCTGTAGTATCAATATCAACAGGAATAGGAAACACGCTTCCGTCTCGATTAATCTCAACGTATGCAGAAACATTATTTGTTACTGTAATTGTTGTGGTATAAAATGGATGAAAAATAATTTCTCCAGCTTTAAACTGAAAGTCTTCATCAATAGAAAATGTTACACTTGCATCTGTAAACCCGAAGGGAATTGATACAAGAACATTAGCTGTGGCATACTTAGCTACTGCCGGACGATATCCAATGAAAGCGGCTAAATTCAAAACAGATTCTTGAAGTTGAGCTTTGGTGAGAAAGAATTCTCTATAAACAGAAGTTTGGTAGAATAGAAGATTAGACGTAAGAGTTGCAAGGGTGTCTATTACAAAAGAAAGAAAAGATGATTTCGAAAGATCTACATTCTCTAGTTCTAAATAGTCTTTCATAAAATCGGAGATTTGCAGTCTTATCTGATCTCTCGATAAATAAATTTGTGTCGAAATATCTGTCATATCAATCCTCTAAACTTGGTAAAATCCTGAGTTTGGATCCCACAATGATGTTAGTCTTTTCTTCAAGGTTTCATTTTTTGCCAGTAATTTAGCAAGAGCTAACCCATCATCTAATGTATGAACTTTCTTATCATAGTCAAAAAATACATAAGTGTTCACAACATGAGGTTCAACCTCTTCTAATGCATAACTATGATATGGTCGAATTGTCAACTTCCAAAATCTTTTATCAGTATTTGGATGAATTTCTCTTCCTTCAACAACAAATAGAGGGTATTTGTTATTAGTTGGTCTCATATAAGCTTGTTCTAATTTTACAATGTCTCCAGCATAAGGTGTGATGCCATATGAACTTGGGATTACGAAAGTTGAAACTTGTTCTTTATTAAGTCCAGTTTCTTGAGCATCAAAACCAGTTGTTATTTCATCAAAGAAGTAGCAAGGAAGAAGAAGATACTTGTCCATTCTCACACCTGATAAGTCACCAGTCCATTCGTAAGGACCTCCCATCATCTCTTCATCATCCCAGATAGTATCATCTCTGTTAATGTTATAGTAGTTAACAAGAAACGCCACACCAGTTTTGGAATAGTAATCATAAACAAGTCTCTGATAATCGTGAATATAACTATAGAGCCTTTCCCAGTTTTGCATGACTATCCATCCCCTAATATATTTATGAACATAACACCAGTCCAAGACGCGCTGCTTAGTCTTGAGCAGCCATTTTACGTGCTTTCATTCTAGCTTTCAATACTGCTTCTCGTAATTTTGCCTCTGCTTTAACAAGCTTGTGACGTTGTGCCGACATGAGTTTATAGAGTTTCTTCTCACAATTTTTATGGTGTTTTGGATTTGGTAATTTCTTACATTTATGAAACTCTCTTGTTACTATACGCAATGATTCAGAAACAGCACGATACCTACAATGAGCATAAGCTAGATTTTTATCTGGTGCATTTGAAGCTTCAACTCGTTGGATACATTTATATCTAGCTGAATCCACCATATAGTTAATTACTAAAGCCAATCCTGGTATTGGATATTTAATAGTAGCTGCTGTTAGACCAATCTTAAGAATTAGTTCAATTTTAGGATTGGATTTAACTGGTGGTGGGAGCTCTGCCTCTTTGAGAGTTGCGCATAGCCTTTTTAGTTGAGGTTCTGGCATCTTAGAGATACCGTGATATAGATTCAAATGTTCTTCAAATGATAATTCTTTTCTTATAGTAGGACTGTTCGAGATGACGTTTAATAGGTTTTCTCTATTAAGTTTTGTCATTTTAAATCCTACCCTTTTACTCTATTCATATCTGGACGTTTTGAAGAGGTTAAAGCTGCTTTTGCTTTTTGTAATTTAACTAATTGTTTCTCTAATTTCTTTGACCATTTGATTAACACTTTGTTTAGTTTTTTCTCACAAGCGATTGGTCTTTTTGAACCTGAACAACGACTTATTTGTGATTTAATATCATTGACAACACTCTGTGCTGCTCGAACTTGGCATTCATATTTACAAACTTTTCTTTCAAGTGGCTTACCAAACTTTCTTAAACATACCTGATAACATGGGTCTGTGGCCTTTCGAAAGAAATAATATGTGACCATAGTAATTGTAGGACCGCCTTTTCCCATAAACATTCCGCCAGCGATCGCGGCTAAACCATATTTAAGAAACTTCTTAAATTTAGATTCGAAGTCACGAACACCTACTTCTGAAAGAGGTTGGCAGTTATAAAAAATTGCAGATATAGATTGTTCATAGGACATATCCCTAACCCACTCAGCCATTTTGACTTGCTCTTTAAAAGATAGAGATTCATGGATATGTTTACTTTGAACAACGAGATCTAGCAGAGCTCTTTTACAACTCCATTCAATTAATTTTTTATTAGAACCCATAAGGTTACTCCTACTTTAAAACTTTTCTAGCAAGTGCAACTCTTTGTCGCATTTTACCGGCTTGAAATGTATCAGAGACAAAATCTTCTACTTTGATATCACCTGTCAATTTAAAAACTTGTTCACGAGCTTGACGACTTACCTGTTGATCATACTCCAAAACAAAATCTGCCATGTATTTAGATTTCGGTATTTTAACTTCAAAATTGCCTATGTCTAGCTTTTTTGCTTTACAAGCAGCCGATTCAATTACTACAAATGGATGATCAGGGTTTCGTGCAGTGTATTCTTCTTGTGTATCAAAAAAGTTTTGCATTTTTTGAAGAGGACCCTTCTGTACCACAATCGCCCAGAATGCTTTTTCAAGATCCTCTCGAAGTTCTCCAGCTAAAACAAATACATAAAATTGTTGATTATCAACTGGAGTTACAAGCACAATTAACATGGATTCAAAAGTTCTCTTTTTTGAGAAGAAGGCTTTTTTATAATGTTTGACAGCACAAAGATGAGCTTCCATATTTAAACTCCTATTCTAATAAACTCAAACTATTTGGATCTATTGTAGCACTTAGTTCTCCAATGTTCCCATCATATCGACATTGAATATCAACAACAAATCCTTTTCGGTTTGGTAAAAATGAAACGTCCACGCTCACAATAGTAGCTCTATCATCAAACAAAGGAAGTCGAAAATAAATTTCTTCCTTTATTGTATCAAGAGTGTTCTTATCAGCTGGATCAAAAACGTATTTATATAAGTCACTGCCATAGTTTGGATCAAAGCTTGCTGATCGAAGTGGGGTTAGTAAAATATTTCGCCAGGAATTCAAGATAACATTTAGGTCAGCAATTCTTTTAAAATCCCCAGTTGCAGCAATTGATGACGTATAATCCGCAATGCGTCCCTGCGATCCAACAATATGCTTTTGAAATTTTTCTAAAATCCCTGACATATATTACCTCTTACTTATTTGCTTCCTCTTCCATCATTTTTTGTTTTTCTTCTTCCAAGTTAGATTTCCATTTAATGTAAGCATAGAACTTATAAATGGGCATCATCATAACTTGTTGATAAGATTGTTTACTCATCTCCATACAAGTGAAAATGTTTTGATCGAGATTATTACGAAATTTATCTATAAGATCATACGCTGTAGAGTACTCGAAAAAAGGCAGACACCAAATCGATGTCAATCACCTCCTCCGCCCCACAGTGTGTACAGGAACTGCGCATTTTTAACTCGATTCCATATTGTCCAAAAGATTCTCTATACTGTTTATATATAGCTCGTTTGTCCATAGCTGGAAGAGTTAAATAGGCATCTAGAATATCAGCTCTATCATCATAGATTGTAGGTTCAACTTTTTTCTCAATATCTTGTTCGAATTTAGAAACAATTAAAGTTTCTGTTACAACTTCTGGAGTTGCATTTGGTCTATGTCCAAGAGTTTTCATTGCGTTTGCTTCATCAGCCAGAGTTGGTTGTTTAACAAATGCAGTAACCCCTTGGGATCTTGGAAGTTCTACTTTTTCTGTTTGTGATAATATTGTTTTGCCGGGAAAATGCTTGAAAGTAAATGTATCAGAAGCTTGCACGGTGACAGCATAATCCTTTCGGCATGAAGAACACGTAACATCATAATCTCGTATTTCTCCATACGAAATATGATAGAGACCATATAAAAGAGCATCTCGATCTTTTAATGTAACCCCTTGCATGAAAGCATCATAATCTTTAATTGCAGTGGGTTTTTTAACAATCGCTTCAAATATACATTTATTAAGATGATCAGTAACCTTTTGAGGCGTCATTAAACTTCCCTTCAAACGTTCTTCTTCTTGGACATTTAATGACCGCACTGTAAACGATTGCTTTGTTTGTGGTGTAATAACTTCATACTCTGGATATGTTAGATTAAAACCTTGAAATGACATGATAAAACTCCTTTCTTTCTTGTCTAGTCTGTTATTCACAAAAAGACCCGCTCAAACAAAATGTCTAAGCGGGTCTTTTTAGATTTAATTAGCCTCTTAATTTATTTTGAAGCTTAGCAACTCTTGCTTGAATTCCAGCCTTACATTTTGCTGGATCTTTGGACTTCGCACATGCTGCTGCTCCCTTCTGGGTTGCTGCGATTTGTGCTTTAACAGCTACTTGTCTAGCCTTGGCCATACAACCTGCTTTATCAGCAGCGCCCTTACAGGATTGTGCCGCCTTACTAAAGTAGTTTTTATAAACCTTTGTTCCGGCGTAGATAGCTGTAGCTAATGCTGCTGTAGCAGCCATTGCCTTTGCTCCAGGAACCTTTGATAGACTTTTGACTGCACCACCAACAGATTTGCCAGCTTTACCCATTTGTTGGCCAGCTTTACCCATGTCAGCTTTTGCACCACGTAGATGAGCACCAGCAGCCTTTTTCATTCCTCTTGCTTTTACTTGAGCATCAAAAGCTGCATTCTTCCCTTTCTCAACACCAGCGGCAACAGCTTTCTTTCCAGATGCTACTGCGCCTCTAGCTGCGGATGAAACTTTAGCACCTTTGTGGGCTGCTTGTTTCTTGAGAGCTCTACCCTTAAACTGGGCGTCAAACTTAGCTGCAGATGCCTTATCAGCAACTTTACCAGCAGCTTTCTTTGCACCTTCAACACCCTTCTTAGCGGCGCCAACTACAGCTTTCTTTGCTTTACCAGCTTTATAAGCAGCTCTCTTTTTCAAGGCTCTTGCTTTAAACTGAGCATCAAACGCCATGTCCTTGGGACTCTTTTCTTCTAGATATCCAGACTGAGTCAGAAACTCAAGAACTGGAACAGCAGAAGACAGACCATCACCAGAAATAGGACCGACTTCATAAAGCAAGTTCATTGTAAGTTTTTTACCAAGCCATTCAGAGATCTCGGCATAGTTTTCAACAACCGTTTCTCTGAATCTAGCAAAAACTTCTGCCTCTGCAATGTCATTATATTTTTCTTCAGGTACTTCACCATCCATAACCATTGAGATTACTTGATAGTCGGTAGCCTCGTTAATAACAAAATTACAAAGAGCTGTTTTTGCATCCTTGTCCATGTTTTCATTTAGTCTAATAACCTCTCGTAGAGCTATACGTGCTGAACCAAGAAATAGCAACGAGTCAGAAACATTATGTTCCATTATTATATCCTCCTGTATTTTTTCTTAATTTTATTATGGCGTTGGTTGATATGAATTCACGTGGTTCTTTGCTGTCATGTAAATGCCTTCAGAGAAGCTCTTGCATTTATCATAGACCCATTTCTCATGCCAAGCATAATCGACATTAAATTCAATCTCGATATCTAGTCGACCCACTGTTTCAACATCACTTGTAAACAAATCTTGTGGATCTTTGGATGGGAACATTCCGTCATAACACGCATAGTATTCAATAGTCTGTGCATCCGGTGCTGTAGTCCAGTAATACATAAGACCTGCGTATGTTTTCTTTGTATATCCAGAACCATCCTCTTTATCCAATAATTTATCCGTAATACCTGTGCGATAATCACGAATTAATTTTACCCATCCATGCATAATATCAAGAATAGGTAGTTTGTTCATTTCAAGGAATTTCACCGTTACAGTATTGCCATAATCGATGTTCCCTGGAACTGCCCACTTCACACCACCAAGTCCAGTGTATTCAACCTTGTTGAGCGTTCCGCCTGGAGGTGTAACGGAGAGACAAGTAGCCGCCAAAACACGTTGAATATCTGCAGTGCTAGAGATACCACTATTTTGCATATACTCAGTTAGTTTAGGTGGGATCTTGTCAAACCATATAAAATGGTATCCAGTTACATATGGGTCAGCAACTCCTACATTTGTGCCACCAAATTTGCGAGTTAAAATGTTGTTTTGTAGTTCAGCGAATGAATACTTCATTATTTAATCCTCCTTACAAGTTAAATCAAATCTTAGACTTCCGCAGTCCCAAATTCGATGATAACCTTCGTTTTGCCGAAGAACCCATTCTGGAATACCTGGAGATTCATTATGTTTTTTTCGTAAATTAAATCTATGTAATCTTCTATAATTCTTCAAATACCAGTAATTAGGTTTGGTTATGTGTGTTAAATTAAATCCTATTTTTGTATATAAATTACCAACTGACCAACGTCGATCAGCATAGCTGTAGATTCTTTTCCAAGAAAAATTGCGTTTAAAATATGTCAATAACTTACTGGCAATACCAATGACTCTATAATCAGTTCTGCTGCAAAATCTACTTAATTCCCAAACATCATCTTGTTTACTAGAGCCTTTACTAATATTACCACAAGAAAATGTCATAACAGAAACTAAAATACCATTATAAAAAGCGCCAAGTTTAATTGATGCTGAATCAGATCCTTGTAGATGATACAAATTTAAAAAATCATTCTTTTCAGAAGAATCTATTTGTTTAATGTTGCAATTTCTAGCATATATTGTTGTATTTGAATTTACATTAAGTATTTGTGTTATTCTGCTTTTAACAATGTCTTGTTTAAATAACCACTCATCTTCAAAAATTTGTATTAAAATAATTCCCTTCTGAAGACAGTTTTCTAATTTCTTTAGATGGTAGTTTTGGTCTTTTATATTTTGTTCACTATGCCAATATAAACCGTTATATTCAAAACCTATTTTTAGTTCAGGAATAAAAATATCAACTTCTTGCGGAGCAATAATTTTTTTACTGTTTTCTACTACCTTAAATCCAAATGATTTGATAAAGTCAACTAACTCTTTTTCTGGTTTTGAAACACCAGAATGACTTCCACAATTTGGACATTGTTTTCCTTGTTGTAAGTAATTCCAGATTGTCTCAAATATAAAATTACATTTTTGACATCTAAATAAGCAAGGCAAACAAGCGTTTTGATATTCTCCTTCAACAACAAAATCAGTAATTTTTGGAATACTTTGTATAAGATTCTCTCTTTTTTCTTTCGCAAGTTCAGTTTGTGCTTTACTAAGTTTGCTTCTGTATTCTTTTGTGTTATAAAAACTATCAGGATCAAACCATTTTTCTTTTACAGTTAATGATATCTTATCCGAAATTTTTTGTTTATCATCTTCTGTATAATTTAACCAACGATTTTTGGCTTTAGATTGTATTGTGGTTTTAACTATTTTATTATTATTTGAACATTTTAAATTACAAAACTTTTGATAGCCAGAACTTAAAGATTTAAATTTAGTTTCTTTACCACAAGTTAAACAAATTCCTTCTTGACTATTCGTCCTCAAATATTGATCATAATAAACTTTAGAAGTAATATTATGAAAACGAATATGTTGGCTAAGAGCTTTCAGCGACACCAATTCTTGTTCACAAATTTCACATTTGATCATGAATCTAATCCTATCTTTTTAATAAGTTAGCCACAATTAGTGTTCTTTAAGTATTTGTTCTAACAAAGTAGTTTAGATTCTCTAGCTATCACTTTCTATTGATTTAATAAAGTTTAAAGTTTCTTCCCAGTTACCATTAAATCTAATGGCTCTATCATCTATATATGCAATAGCGCCTAGTTTTTCTGATGTAATCATATCGTAATAAATACTACGATCCTCTAACCATTGTTTCAATTCATCTAACAACATATCTGTTCTTTCTGAGCCGTTATCAGATGTTGATGCTCTTGTGGTAAATATAACGATTTCAAAATTTTGGCGAAGTTGGTCTATTGCCTCTTTTGCACCATCAATTGCTTCGTCGTTTAATTTACCATCATTCCATCCATTGTATTTATGTATAACGCCATCAAAATCAATCATTATACGTTGTCGTTCACCAGCTAGATCTGTTTTTTCCCCGTAAATAACTTTTCTCAGAACTCTATGTTTTCTATGCGGAGTATCCATAGGAAAAATGGATTCTTCAGGGGACTGAATCTTTTCAAGATATTTATCAATCA